GCTTTAGGCAAAAACAAGATTCCTGAAAGTTTTAAGGAAATGGTAAAATTAACACTATTAAAAAATGGCTGAACAAATAACAATTGATTTAAAAGCTGAGTTCGGAAAACTTAGAAAGGATCTTGAAGATGTCACAACGGAGCTGTCTCAAATTAAACAAGAGGCTTCGGCCTCAATGAAAAAACTTGAAGACGAGGCCAAGAAAACCAGTAAAGGAGTCCAGGGCTTAGGTAAAGCGTTCACCGGTGTTGGTGCGGTCCTTACTGGTGGAGCTTTCAAACTGGGGTCTATTATCCTAGAGAAAGTAATTGAACTTTTTAGAGGCAACCAGAAAGTGGTTGATGCTTTAGACAGTAGCATGAACGCCCTGCAAATTGTATTTAATGATTTCTTTGGGTTTATCCAGGCTAATGTTGGGGGGATTGTAAGCTCATTTAAAGCAATATTTAACGACCCTTTGCAGTCTATCAAAAATCTAGGCAAAGCAATACAAAAGAATTTTATTGAGCGAATCGAAAGCAGCATTGAGGCATTTGGGTTTTTTGCAACTGCAATCAAAAAGGCAATCAACAACGATTGGACCGGAGCAATTGAGGCCGCTAAAATGGGAGGCAAAGAATTAGTCGACACAGTGACCGGAGTCGATGGATCATTTGATAAAATAGCAGATACAGCAGTCAAAGCATCAAAATCAATTTCAGATTATTCATCAAACACATTAAAGGCAGCGGCAAGCCTAACCCAATTAAACAAACAATCTAAACTCGCAGAGGCTCAAAATGCTTTACTACTTCAGCAATACGATAAAGAAGCGGAACTCCAAAGAGCAATCAGAGATGACGTCACCCTTGGAATAGACGAAAGGATTGCAGCCAACAAAGAGCTGGGTCTTGTTTTAGACAGACAAGAGAAAGCCATGAAGTCAAACGCTCAAACGCAGCTTAACGCAGCAGAGGCGGCCCTTGCTTTAGATAAGGAAAACCTTGATCTTCAAATCGCAGTAATAGACAAAAAACGAGAGATTGCAGACGTTGAGGCGGCTGTGACGGGCTTTAGAGCGGAACAACTAACAAACACAAACGCCCTAGAAAAAGAACGCTTAGACGGCTTGCAGGCCATTCAAGACAAAGATGCAGAAGATAAACAGACATTAAAAGATCAAGAAGAACAAAAAGAAAAAGACAATGTTGACCGACACAAAAAAGAGTTAGCCCGAAAGGCGGCAGAGCGTGCGGCCATGTACGAAAACCTTAACGCTATAATAAGTATCGCCGGAAAAGAATCCGCAATCGGGAAGGCTTTATTTATAGCAAAGCAGGCAATGAGAATAAAAGAACAGATTGCAGCAGCTAAAGAAACTATTCAAAAGATTACAATGAAAGCCGCAGAGGCTGGGGTTGATACTTCAGCAGGTTTCGCCAAAACAGCGGCGGCAGGTTTTCCACAAAACATTCCTCTTTTATTAGCTTTTGCAGGTCAAGCGGTTGGGATATTCTCAGCTATTAAGTCAGCAGTTAAAGCGGCTAAAGGAACAACAAAAGGAGTTGGCGGCGGTGGCGGTGGAAATGTATCAATGCCAAGGGTCTCAGCTTCGGCCTCTGCTCCACCTGCGTTTAATGTTGTGGGAAGCTCTCAAGGGAGTCAAATCGCTCAAGCCATAAACGGCCAAGATAAAACACCAACACGGGCTTATGTTGTAAGCGGTGACGTTTCAACCGGTCAGGCTTTAGATCGTGGAATAATAGAAAGTGCATCAATAGGATAAAATAAAAAAACATGAAAATAGTAGAACTAGTATTGGATGAAAATGGTGAAGACATGGGCATAACCGCTATTTCGGTAGTCTCAAACCCAGCCACTGAGGAACGATTCATCGCCTTAAAAAGCCAGGAGTTTAAATTCGCCGAACAAGACAAAGAAAAAAGATTGCTACTCGGTGCGGCCCTAGTCCCGAACAAGCCAATTTTCCGCAAAGGTCAGAATGAAGATGAAGATTATTACATTTTCTTTTCAAAGGAGACCATTCGCAAAGCATCGGAGTTGTTTTTTATAAACGGCAACCAATCAGAAAGCACGCTCGAACATGATATAAAACTCGAAGGCCTTACGGTTTGCGAAAGTTGGATCGTGGAAAGTGAAGTTGATAAAAGCAGGCACTACGGCCTTGACGTTCCTGTTGGGACTTGGATGGTTTCCGTGAAGTGTTCCAATGATGACGTTTGGGAAAGGGTGAAAAAAAATCAAATCTCCGGTTTTAGTATTGAGGCATTTTTTTCGGACCGTATGTCATCGAGGCCAAAAGACAAGACCTTAAAAGAAGAAACGGCAGCCCAGGACTTTATTAAATCAATCACTAAAATATTGAAAGATGTCGAATAAAAAATATGAGTCCATGTCCAGGTTAACACCCAAGGGAGGGAACAGGGGCTGTTTATGTAAAGATAAAAAGAAATATCACCCTAAGTGTTGCACTGGACAAATGCAGGCCCAAGGGGTGGGAAAAGTGTAAAAAGTTCATAAAATATGACCCAAATCGATTTCCTGATTCGTTATATAGATATAACAAATTTTAAAAAATGAAAGCAATCGAAATTGTAAACCAAATCAAAGACGTTCTCGGAATCGAGATGTCGGAGGAAAAGGTCCAATTGGCAAGCATGAAGCTTGAAAATGGGACCGAGATAGAATTTGAAAGCCTTGAAAAAGATTCAGAGATATTTATTAAAAGCGAAGACGGGGAAGCTATTCCAATGCCCGAAGGAGAGTATCTTCTTGAGGATTCTAGAATTCTATGCATTTATAGTGAGGGTGTCATTGGAGAAATCAAAGACGCAGATTCAGCAGAGGAAGCTCCAAAAGAAGAAGCTCCAGAAGAAGAAGTCGAAGCGGCAGACGAAAAAGAATACGCAACAAAGGAAGAGCTTGAAGAAGTGAAAGCCATGATCGAGGAAATGAAATCAATTCTCGAAAAAGAAGATCTAAGCAAAGAGGACGCCCCTAAAGAGGTTGAAAAAGTTGAAGAGGTTGAAATGAGTTCAGAAGTAGTTGAGCCCATAGCACACAACCCAGAGGCTTTGTCATCCCATAGAAGTCATCACAATGACAATGTAAGCTCTCAATTGCAGAGAATACGACAAATGATTTACAAAAACTAAAAACTAAAAAAAATGTCAGATTTAAAATATACATCAAATGATGTGCTGAGAGCTCGCTCAAAGCAAAATATGATCACAGTTTCCGGATCAGTAGATTCAAATGGAGCTGGTGAGGAATACAATGTTGCAACGGACGCATTGAGCGTAGCGCTTCCAAAAATTGAAGCTCACAACATAGGTGCTGAATATACATTCAGAAACACCGGAGCGGATGGGAACAATATTATTACCCTATCCCCTGACGCAGCGGATGCGTTCCACGGAACTATTGCAAACGCAGCGGCGGACGTAGTGGCTAGCGGTGTTGTAAACAAAGATTTCATCAACACTAAAGCAACTGCTAACAAAGGCGACTTTGTCACAATTAAAGCGGTGGCTTTGACTGAGTGGTACGTGAGCGGCGGAGTTGGAATCTGGGCATCTCAAGCATAATTAATAATAACATAAAGAAAAAATACTATGGCTACTAGTAATAATACAATAAACAGTTCATTCACAGGGAAGGCAGCAAGCGGATATGTATCGGCGGCTTTGCTTTCTGGGAAAACTCTCGCCTCTGGAGCGATCGACATCAGAGACAACATCCAATATAAAGAAGTAATTCAAGTTATAAACTCGGATAATAATCTTTTAAAGCCGGGAACTTGTGATTTTACAAGTACTGGAACTCTCACAACTACGGAAGTTGTTCTCGAGCCCAAGGAAATCCAAGTAAACATGGAAATTTGCAGCAAAAATTTCTTGAGTAGATGGGAAAGTTTACAAATGAAAGGGGTTAAATCTGGACTTCCTAAAACTTTTGGTGAATTTATTCTCGAGGACGTAGTGAAAAAAACTTCTGAGGCCGTAGAATCTGCAATCTGGACGGGAACAACTGCCGGAAATATACCCTTTGATGGATTTGAAACTTTAGCAGCAGCAGACAATCAAGTTATTGATGTTGCAAAATCTGCAATTACTGAAGCTAATGTCACTACTGAATTACAAAAGGTAGTTTCTGCAATTCCTAACGCTGTTTATGGTGACGAAAGTCTTTCAATTTTTGTAAGTACATCAATTTATCAATCATACATTGCTCAATTAGCAGGTTTTGGAGCTGTTAACTCTTCAAATGCAACTGAGGGAATTGACGGAAAGCGTCAAATGTGGTACAACGGATCACAAAAATTATTCTTTTTAGGAATTCCAGTTGTTCAGTGTCCAGGCTTAACAAGTACGGATATGTTTGCAGCTCGAAAAGAGGACCTAGTGTTCGGTTCTTCGCTATATAGCGAGCTTTTACAAGCGTCTATTTTGGACATGTCAACGATTGACGGATCTCAAAATTCAAGAGTAGTGCTTCGAGGCTCTGCTGCGGTTGCAATTGTTCAGCCTTCTCAAGTTGTTTTTTACAGCTAAAAATTAATCATTAGTAAAGGGGGGTAAAACCCCCCTAACTATCTAAAAATCAGACGAATGGCATGCAATCTATCTAAGGGCTTTGCGATACCGTGTAAAGATATTTCGGGCGGTTTATCCGCGATTTATTTAACCAACAAAGGATCAATCGCAACAGTCACCTATTCAGGAGACCAAATCAGTGACATGACCGGGACCATCGTAATTTTCAAGTACGAGCTTAACGGATCCGCAAATGCAATGACAACAACGCTTACAAGTTCCAAAGAATCTGGAACGACTTTTTATAGTACATCATTAAGCGTGACACTACCTAAACTCTCAAAAGAGCAGACGGCAGAATTAAAATTAATTTCTTACGGTCACCCTTCAGTTATAGTAGTTGATCGTAATAATAATGCTTTCCTTTTAGGAACAGTAAACGGCTGTTCTTTGGAGTCGGCTACTATTCAAACCGGAGGCGCATTTGGTGATATGTCGGGAATGGTACTCGAATTTCTAGCCGAGGAAATTTCAGCACCAGACTTTATTAATGGAGCTACAACAGTCAATCCATTGGCGGCAATGAGTTCAGCGAGTGTGACAGTGACAGCAGGGACAAACAGTTAATAACATTGTGTTTTGTTTGGGGGTGGTTTTGCTGCTCCCTTCAAAGCATATAATACAAACACATGACTAAAACAAAATACACCTTTAAACCCTTTGATTCTTTAGAGTGGAACAGCGTCACCGAAAAAGAAGCAGAAAACGCCTTAACAGAATTAGGATTCAAAGCTTTAAAGATTAAAAAGCTATACAACACAGCAATAGGGACTTTTAAACTACAATAAAATGCAGGTTATTGACAGAACACAAACAAATAACACCTTGAATTTTATACCTAAAACTTTCAATCCTACGGGATCAAATATTTTTAAAGTGGTGATAAAAAACGAAGAGCAAAACAAAGAGGTCCACAGCGCAACAGTGAGCACATTTCCTTCAGTCGATTATTATTATACATATACGGCAGGCTTAGGGCAAGACCAAACAAAAGATTTCACCTACTTACTGGAAATAACAAACACAGCAACAGGATCAATACTGTACCGAGACAAAATTTTGGGTACAAATCAAACTGTTGCCGATTATTCTTTAAATGCTGGAATCTATACAACAAACACAACGCAGTCAAACGATTATTTAGTTTATGAATAATAGCGATTTTCACATTTTAAACCTGGCGGCCTATCAAACGCCCGAGATTGTAGAAGACCCAAGAGAGGATTTTATTGCATACGGTGAGGACAATGATTTTTACAAAGAGATTATCGACGCCTTTCTCAATTCACCGACTACAAGCTCAATCATTACTGGAATAGTAAACCAAATTGCAGGAAAGGGACTTGCAGCTCACGACGCATCAAGAAAGCCGGACCAGTACGCACAATTTAAAAGCCTTTTTAAAAGTGAGTGTATTAAAAAAGTTTCAACCGATTTAAAACTATTGGGAGAGGCGGCCTTTCAAATAACCTACAAAGGAAAAAAAGTTTCTAGCGTTTCACATTTTAACCGTGAAACTTTAAGAGCTGAAAAATGCGACGCCAAAGGAGTGATCAACGCTTACTATTACCATCCGAATTGGCCTGAGTATAACGACCCCGATGAGCTTACACGGATTCCAGTTTTTGGATCTGGAGCAAATAATGAGGTTTATATCATTAGGAAGTTTATCCCTTCAATGCACTATTATAATCCACCGTCATGGATCTCGGCTTTAAATTACTCAAAACTTGAGTCTTTAATTTCTGAATACCTTGTAAATGAGGTTACTAACTCCTTTAGTGGGACTAAACTCGTGTCGTTTACTAATGGTTTGCCGACAGTTGAAAAACAGCAAATGATTGCTAATGAAATTAAAAACAAATTAACGGGAGCAAATGGCGAAAAGGTGATCGTTTCATTTTCAGATTCACCAGACAACAAAACACAGATTGAAGATATTACCGTCAGCGATGCAGCGGATATTTATTCTTATATAGCTGAAGAATGCAGCCGTAAACTTTTGCTTGCAAACTCAGTGACGTCTCCTTTATTGGTTGGAATAAGAGATGGAAACTCGGGCCTTGGATCAAACTCCGAAGAAATTTCAAACGCTCAAAATTTGTTTGAAAATATTACCATTAAGCCATTCCAGGAGTTAATCCTTGACGCCGTAAACAACATCTTGGGCCACAACGGAATTGCTCTTGATCTATATTTTAAAACACTGACTCCGATTGAATTTACAGACACGAAAGACCTAGTGACTAAGGAACAGATTGAGGAAGAGACCGGAGAGGAAATCGAAACCGATACAATCCAAAAGGTGGCCGAAAAAACAACTCCAACAGCAGAAGCCGACGAAGACAACAAAGCCTCTTACAACGGGGCTCAGATAGCTTCAGCGCTGTCTATATTGGAAAATGTAAAGGAGGGAATTATCACAACGGACCAAGCAATCGTTTTCCTTGTTCAAATGCTTCAGTTTGATATCAATGTTGCTAAGTCAATGTTTAACGGAACAGGAACTCAAGAGCTTTTTTCTAAGATGGAAAAGGAGGAGGATTTGTCTGAAGACTTAGCAATCGAAATACTGGATTTCCTAAAAACTGTTGGGCAAGATGAAAGCGAATTGTCACAATATGAATTGATCTCTGTTGAAGATTCAGCAGACGAACCAGAAGATTTTCACGCTGAGAACTATCTCAATGGTTTAAAATTAAGTAAGCCGCAACTTGATTCAAAGCTAGACTCCGATATGTTTAAAGTTCGCTATAAATATGCAAGGGCTCGAGGTGTTAAGCCAAACGAAAGCGGAAATAAGAGCAGACCTTTTTGCGAGGAAATGATGAAACTTGGTAAAATTTACCGAAAGGAAGACATTGACATGTTAAGTTTTAAAGGGGCTAACAAAGAATTTAGACACAAAAACAAACCGTATTCCATTTTAAAACACAAGGGCGGAATCTACTGTAAACATATATTCGAAAGGCGAATTTTTCAAAAGCGATTAAACTCAGAGGGCAAGCCTTGGGGCGGTGCTGCTTTAGTAGGAACAAGCAAGATTAGTGTACAAGAAGCGTTGAGGAAAGGTTTTAAATTACCTAAACAATCAAAGGAAGTTGGACAAGCTCCATTCAATAGAACAGATAAAGGAAAATACCCAGGATAAATGGCAGATATATTATTTTGCAGTAAGGACGATATTATTAGAAGAAGCCCAATTTTAGACGGCAATCTGGATGCCGATAAAATAGTCCCGGCTTTACACTTGGCCCAAGTTCAATATTTAAAAGAGATTATCGGCAGCGATTTATACGACTATTATGTTGCTGCAATTACGGCACTAGTGGCAAACGGAACACAGATCCCGACGGATTACAAGGCTCTTTTAGACGACTATATTCAACCTATATTAATTCATCTGGCAACTAGTGAATTCTTAAAGACTGCATCAATTACGGTGTCAAATAAAGGCGTTTACAAACATAGCTCAGAAAATTCAAGCGAGATAAGCCTGGACGAAATGAAAGATATTATCCAAATCGAGAGAGACAGAGCCGAAAGCTATACTCAAAGATTTTTAGATTACATGGCATTCAATGCAGCGAGCAAGTTTCCACAGTGGTTTTCAAATTCAAACGATGAAATCTCACCGAATCATGAATCTTTTTCAATAGGTTGGGTTTTATGATCGGATTAGGATCTATATATTATGAGGCTTGGTCACAGGATAAAAAACACGAAAATTTTTATCCATCATGCAACAACATCAACATCGACCGGACTGATTTAAAAACTTTCAACGCTCTCAGCGTTTCAATAGATATGGTTTAACTATTAATTAAAACAAAAGAATTAAAATTCTAATTGTTTAACAATCAACAACATGGCTTCCAATAATATTAATGTAGGGAATGAAAGCAACGATGGAAACGGTCAAACCCTAAGGGATGGTTTTATAAGCGTTAGAAAAAATCTTGCTGAAATTTTTGGCATTACTTACACCAGCGACACTCAAGATCTTAGCGGAGTTGATTTTTCTTCTGACGTTGTGACTGAAGGTTCAACAAATAAATATCTCTTAACTAATTCAGTTATTAATGCAAAAATGGCGGATGACTCTGTTGGTGCTGACGAATTAATTGACAATTCTGTTGGAGCTCTTGCCTTGAATGTTTCTGGAAACGGTGCGAATGGAGCAGTTTTAAAGTCTGACGGCGATGGTACAATGAGCTGGATAGATCCAGCCGACACTCTGGCCGAGGTATTAGCATTAGGAAACACCACAGGAGGTTCAGATCTTGCAGTTTCAGCGAATGACGACATTACGTTTACTGATTCGAGTGAAGCTATATTTGGAACTGGAGCAGACTTAAAGATTTTTCATAATGGAACGAATGCAGAGATAGTTAACACAACGGGAGAACTAAACTTAAAGTCATATACCGCTACAATAACTACCGATAACACTCTTGCTTTAAGCATAGACACCTCACAAAACACAAATTTCTTTGGTAATGTTGGGATAGGCACATCCGCTAATCCTAGTGGTGCGCTTGATGTAACTTCTGGTAATGCTCAAATGATTTTTAATGGCGCTGCTAGTGATTTGCCTTATATGTGGTTTTTACACAATGCTGTACCAGTTGACGGTGAAGAAATAGGGGTTGTAAATTTTAGAGGATTTAACAGCGCTAATCAAGATACTCAATATGTGCAAATAAAAGCAAAAGCTGAAGACGTAACTGATGGCACTGAAGATGGTTCTTTGACTTTCGAAACAATGAAAGATGGAACACTTACGGAATCTATGACTCTGTCCAACACAGCTTTAAATGTTAGTGGAAATTTAATTGGAACAGGTGCGAGTTTTTCAACTGTATCTTCAGGAGGTACTCTATCATTTGGCTCTTTAAAAGATACTGCAGAAGATATAACAATAACAAAGTTTGTAGATAAAACCGATGGTTTAAGGAACAACGATAACGATACAACAATTCCAACTAGTGCAGCGGTTGTTGATTATGTGACCGCAACGCCTGGGGTTATGAATTACAAAGCTATTGGTTTAGCAATGGATTATATGAGTAGAGTTCACAATGACGGTGGAACGGTTGAAGGGATGGAACAAGTAATGATTAACACAGAAAAACTAATACTTTCATAATGAGTTTATTTGACAAAGCAAGTTTAATGTTAACACCTTCGGGAGTTAAAACCGATAAGGTACACAGTCAAAAGCCGAGCAACGGAAATGGAGACTTTACATTTGATAGAAGCAGCACAGCTACTAGGGTAAACAAAGATGGATATATTGAAACGGTAGCGGCAGATGTACCAAGACTAAACTATCCTTTAATTGATGGAGTAGTACAGGATTGTCCTAGTTTAATTTTAGAGCCTGCGAGAACGCAGCTTATAAGGTACAGCGGAGATTTTAGCAATGCTGCTTGGGTTAAAAGTGGTGTAACATTCTCAAATAATACAATAACCGCTAACGCTGGTAGTTCATTTAAAAACATTTTACAGAATGAAACAAACGATGGAGCACAAACAGCTTTTTTTGATGTAGAATATATAGACCATCAATGGTTGCATATTCTTGTTGGTTCTAATGCAAGCGATACTGGTTTTATAAATTTTGACATTCAAAATAAAGTAGTAGGTTATTCTGAAGGAGGTTTTACTGGAAATGTAATTGATTACGGTTCTTTTATAAGGATTTTAGTAAATTTTAATACTACGGATAAAACCAGTATTCTTTTATCCTTTATAGATAGTAATGCAGCTACAAGAGTGCCTTCATCAACTAGCACAGGTTCTTTTAAATTATATAGAAGCCAATTAGAACAAGGAAGCTACCCTACATCTTACATACCAACACAAGGCAGTACAGTAACTAGGACAATTGATCTAGCAAGTAAAACAGGATTAAGTTCTAATTTACTATCAGGTAAAACACAAGCGACAATATTTTTAGAATTTGATTATCCTTTGGCTACTACTTCAGTCGATGTTTTTGCAATTACTAGATCCGATAGCACAAACGGTAGGGCTTATATTTGGGGGAGTCAAATTGGCTTTGCAAGTAATTGGAACGGTACGGTTCAAGCAATATCTTTAACAACAACCAATAAAGTAATATGGAGATTTAACTCTTTGAGCAACGGCAGTACTTTTGTTGCAGGAGTAAAGGGAGGCGGTTTCACAGGAACTGCTTACACGAATATAGATAGCTTTATTTTTGGAGGGTATGGGATATTAAAAGTAAAAAAATTACAAATTTTTGACACTGCTCTATCAGATACAGAATGCATATCACTAACACAGGCGTAATAAATACACCTATATAAATAACAAGAGTAAAAAACAAATCATGGCAACACTATTCAAAAAGTACGAGTTCGATACAGAAGCGCAAGCAGATACAAAAATAGCCGCTCTCCCGCACGTTCAGGATCAAGAGGGAAATGATGTACCAAATCACAGACATACTATCGTTAAACTAGGTCACCTGTGGATTACAGAACCTACATATAATGAAGAAGGAGAAACTGAAACGGAAGGAGAAGCAAAAATAGAATATGCGGTTGATGTGCTTTGGAAAGACCTAATTGAATCCCCTACTGGATGGGCAGGAAAAGAAGTATCACCTTCAGGGAATGGGGTTCACACTTTTGCAGGTCATAGTTTTAACTAATGCAAGATTTGAAGATATACGGATTAAATATTGGAGCCATGGTTTTTAGCTTTGTGAATGAGTTCAATCCTATACTTCAAACCGTGGTGTTAATTCTGACAATAATTTACACAGCAGTAAACATATACAAGCAATTTAATAAATGAAAAAAAAAGACTTAATACATTATTGCGGAGCGGCTGGAATCTTCATAGTGGTAATACTTCTACTCATGTATTTGGCTAACAACTCAATACCTTTAGAAAACAAAGATATATTTGTAAGTATCGTAGGAACGTTAACAGCAAGTCTAGCAGTGGTTATCTACTCTATCCTAGGCAAGAATCCTGAAACAGAAGCACAGCTACAAGCTAAGGTCGAATCTCAGCAAAGGCACATTGAAACCTTAGTTGAACAAAAAGATGCCTATGAGGCGCAAATAATAGCACTACAAAGCGAGGTAATAGATAAGCTTAGTTTAGCTGGAACCGTTGCCTTTGATTCATTATTTAAAAAGAGAGACTAAATGAAAAATTACATTGCTAAAAAATGGAATAAGTATTCCCCACAAGGTCAAATGCTACTGGTTGTAATCGGTCTTTCCCTATTGCACATTACAATTACTCTTTTTAAATATTAATGAGTGAGCTAATAAAAACAGCTTTAACTCAATACGGAATTGAGGAATGGAAAGGCAACATCGATAATCCAGAGGTAATAAAATACTTTGATGACATTGGCTTTGATGGTAAAACATTAAAAGATGAGACGGCTTGGTGTTCTGCTTTTGTTAATTGGGTTTGCATGATGTGTGATTTGCCATATACTAAAAAACTAAATGCTAGAAGCTGGTTGGATGTTGGAAAGGAAACAGACAGCCCAGAGCAGGGTGATATCGTTGTTTTATGGCGAGGTGATCGAGACGGTTGGAAAGGCCACGTCGGTTTTTATGTTCGTGAATCTGAATCAAACATCTATATTTTAGGAGGCAATCAAGGAAATAAAGTGCAGATCGCCCCTTATTCAAAATCAAGACTACTAAAATACATAAGAATAAAATAGTGATTGCAGGGTCGCCGCTTATTAATCTAAAAAAAGATAATGAGCAAAAAAAAATTCAGTCAAACTAACGTCGGGAAATTTCTACTTGAAAAAATCCCAAACATTGTCAGCTCTATAGCTGGAGACACGCCTGTCGGCAGTGTTGTAAAAGCTTTGATCGGTGGATCTGATATGTCAGACAAAGATAAAGAAATCGCACTCAAAAAACTAGATCAAGAGATTCACGAATTTGACGGCATCACAAAGCGATGGGTTGCCGACTCAAAAAGCCAATCATTTTTAGCCCGCAATATCCGACCAATGGTTTTGTTGGCTCTTACTTCCGCTTATATTGTCGGCTGGTTTATGGGTCTTGATACTTCCGACACATCAGACCTAGTGACCTGGGTCCTTTGTGGATATTTCGGGGCGAGAACAGTTGACAAAACAGGGTTTAAATTAAATAAATAGACATGCAGAAAGATTCAAAAGTTTACAGGTTGCCATTATATTTTAATAAGTACCGCAAAAAAATAAGACAGTTAACAGAAAAAGATCTTGGTGTTTTATTTGGAGACGATCACAAAGTTCTCCAGGAGGAATCCGACAGGTTAGGTATTCCGGTAAAGGACATTAAACATTATTGGCATAAGTCAAAACACATTTCAATGTTTGTCAAAAACAACGGCAAATCTTATCAAGAAATATTCGAAGACTTAAAAAACGAAATGCTTGAGGCTGCTCCAGTATATCCAAAGATTGAAAGGACCCAATCAAAAGAGCCTCATTTGTTAGTTGTAGATCCGGCAGATATTCATTTCGGTAAACTAGCCACGGCATACGAAACCGGGGACGCATACAATGTTGAGATCGCATCGGCTAGAGTTATCGAAGGGGTCCAGGGGATACTCGACAAAACAGCCTCTTTTAATATTGATAAGATTCTTTTTATTGGAGGGAATGACATCCTTCACACAGACACGCCCAAGCGGCAGACTACATCAGGCACCCCTCAAGACACTGACGGCATGTGGTACGAAAACTTTCTCAGTGCAAAGGATGTAATGATCCAGGCCATTGAGAAACTGCTCACTGTTGCAGATGTACATTTTCTTTTTTGCCCTTCAAATCACGATTACGCTTCAGGATTCTTTTTGGCCGACGTGATCAAGACCTGGTTTCATAAAAATGAGAATATAACTTTCGACTGTTCAATTGCACACCGAAAATATTTCCGTTATCACGACAACCTCATTGGAGCAACTCATGGAGACGGAGCAAAGCAAAATGATCTTCCCTTATTAATGGCCGAAGAGTCAACCGAGGACTGGGCTAGAACAAAGCATCGACACATATACACTCACCACGTCCATCACAAGACATCTAAGGACATCGGAAAGGTAAACATTGAATCTATTCGGTCGGCTTCTGGAACGGATTCCTGGCATGATAGAAACGGTTATCGAAGCATAAAAGCGATCGAGGGATTCTTGCATCATCCAACTCATGGACAGATCGCTCGGATCAGTCATATTTTTTGATTATATTTATAAAACACTATACCTTTTCAAATGGTGAGTATTGAGCTAACTTTTAACATTAGACCCACATACCGACCCACATTAAAAATATAAAAACTTTAACTTGTTAAATTATAACTAGTTAAGGCTTTATGTTGCACAGAAGGAGACTTTCGTTCTTTATGACCGTATATTGGTTTATATGACTATTTAGGGCGTTCACATGTTGTAAGTATTCGAATATATGTATATTTACGCTATATTTTCGACCCACATATCGACCCACGCATGGCATTTAGATTGGACCACCCTAAAAGAGAGAACGCACAAATTAGACTTGAGGTTTATATCCCAGGCGAAACCTCTAGATTTAAATACAATACAGGGCGAAATATAAATCCAAAGAATTGGGACAAAAAAAAATG